TAATGTTTCCGCAAAACCTGATCCAGTCCCTAGAATCATTTCTCCTCGTGATCCTAGGTATGGATGTGAATTGGGTAGATATATAAAGCCAATCGAGCACATGATCTATGCTAAGATTGGTCAGTTATTTGGAAGTCCAACCATTTCCAAGGGTTATAACGCTCAACAAGTAGGTAACATCCTCCACGCTAAATGGAAGAAGTTTGCTCATCCGGTTGCCATCGGATTGGATGCATCACGTTTTGACCAACACGTCTCTGTACAAGCTCTCAAATGGGAACATAGCATTTATCAGCTATGTTTTCCAAATGATGAAGAGCTGAGATGGTTGTTGGCTATGCAACTCGTGAACAAAGCTGCTGGTTATTGCCCTGATGGTAGACTAAGGTATAAGGTTAAAGGAAAGAGATGTAGTGGTGATATGAATACAGCTCTTGGTAATTGTTTGTTAATGTGCGCGATGATATATGCATATGCCCAACATAAAAATGTTACCGTAGAATTAATCAATAATGGCGATGATTGCTCAGTTATAATGGAGGAATCAGATCGTGAGCGATTCTCAGAAGGTCTTTTTGAGTGGTTTTTAGAGATGGGTTTCAATATGAAAATTGAGAAGCCTGTTTACTACTTGGAAAGAGTTGAATTCTGCCAAACTCAGCCAATTTTTGATGGAAAGTCCTATATTATGGTAAGAAATCCCATAATCGGTGTTGCTAAAGATAGTATTTGTACCAGATCAATGCAGTCTAAAACTGAATTTGAACAGTGGACAAGTGCTGTGGGCACTGGAGGTCTTTCACTTGCAGGAGGGATTCCTGTTTTTCAATCCTTTTATCAGATGTACGTTCGCACAGGTCAAGGACGTACTGGAAAACTTACAGACTTAGAACGAGAGAGTGGTTTTTACAACATGAGACTCGGCATGAATAGACAATGTGAAGTCATATCTGCTGAGACACGTGTTAGCTTTTGGTTAGCGTTTGGAATAGAACCCGACCATCAATTGAGCATTGAGCAACATTATGATTCTTTACATCCTCTTTGGCAATCGTTATTGCTTACTGATCGTAATGAACAATGCACACTTGATTGGGCTAAATACCAACATTAACCCCATAACTGTAAATTAATTCGATAAGATCTCATAGACCGTAATGTCATTTAAACTAAGAGCTGGAGAGCTCATTATAACATACCTCATTGGGTTCTGGAACTTAAAACGCCCAAAACGTTTCTTAGTGGTTGGCGTTCGTCCAACCATGACGTGTAAATATTTACGTACTAACCAAAATGTCGAGAGACTACACGGCGCGTGCCTTTGGTGTTCTAGGATGAATAGTCCCATGGTGTAGTGGTATCCAATACATACACACACAACACAATTAATACAACATTATTACATGGATGTCTTACTACAAATTGCCCTCAACATTATCTGGCGGGCAGCTAAACAATATATACTCACCGGAGACGCAGGTGAGCCAGGTTGGTGGAATCCCTTTGATTCCATACTCTTTCGATATCTCGGGTGGAATCCTAAAGAAGTTAAGAAGCTTGTTCATGAAGCGGCTGACGAACTTAGAGCCTGTGAACATTGCGGCCTCCCATTTGACGACAAGACCTCCAAAGTCATCGTTACAAAGGGCCGACTTCACCATAAGATCTCGACAAAGTTGGCTAAAGCACCATACTCCCCTCCGAGTATGGAGCGACAAGGTGCCAGTAAAGGAAAGAATACTAGCTACACAACAACGTTTGGCAAGCAATAGCTATCGCGATGTTACTCTTTCTAAGTACCTTTGGTTAGAATATGAAGGGAATCATGAGTTTGATGAATCCTCATAATCTACTTTAGCCTCTATTATATCAGAATATATTGTTTGGTTTCATCCCAAACTAGGAGTTCCTGAATGAATAGTCCG